CGAATATCAGGTAGCAGAAAAACTTGCTGATAAAACTGAAGCAGTCGACAAACTTATTGTTGAAAGTAAAATTCCGGAAGACGGAATCACAGAAGTTTTTAAATCAACGCTTATGGAAGCAAAAGACGATGAGGCAAGAAAGGCACTTATCGAAGATCGTAAAGCTTTGATGGAAGGAAAAAAGACTACCAAAAAATCCGGCGTAACAGATATGGGCGATGAAAATACTGAAGAAGAAATTCAAGAATCAACCGATGTTACATCTGAATTTAAAACCGCGGTGGAGGCTTAATTATGAGTAACAAAATGAGATATAGATACGGACCCGTAGAGAGCCGGTCTGCAAAAAAAACCGGAACCGTTGCAATTGAGATTGGCGATATGGTTAGATTCACAAGCTCAGGAAAAATTGTAGCTTGTAGTGCTTCTGGAAACTGTACATCCTTAGTTGGTATTGCAATGAGTGCTTCACCTACTACCGATGCTACTGCTACCGCTGTAAGATATGCCGAGATAGGGCATGGAACAGTTTTCTCAATGACCGTTGCTTCTGCGACTCAGACATTGGGACAGGGATATGTTATTAGTGCGGCTCAGCTGCTTCTTCAATATTCCACAATGACTTTTGCAACTGCAACAAATGTTGTAGCAGTTTGTGTAGAAGATCTTGATACCGCAGGGACTTCTGTTCTTGTTGCTTTTAAGGCAGGAATGATGAACAAGGATATAGCTACAAGCTAAGGGGTATATTATGAACAGAGATAGCATGAAAGCTTTATATGAAAAACACGGTGAAAAAAGGTTCGCCGCAGAAATTGTAAATCTCATAAATGAAGGTGCAGTAAATGAAGGAAACTTCTCGCTTGGTGCATTGTGGGATTCAATGGGTAGACCGTCACTGAGACCGAACCCGATAAACATGACTTCAAAAGTTACTGCTGATGATTTTGAAATAGAGGAAGCTCTTGACTCAACAGCGTTTCCAAAAATTACCGGCGCGCTGATTAATAAAGTTGTTCAGGGGGCCTATGACCTTGAATACGGAATTGCAGATCAGCTTGTAACAAAAATTCCTTCCAGTGTTAAAGATGAAACTATAGTTGGGTTTTCTGAGGACATGGGAATGCAGGAAGTTGAAGAAAGTATGCCTTACCAAGAAGGTTCTTTAAGTGAAAAATATCATAAAATTTACAACCGCAAGTTTGGTCGTATAATTTCCTTGACCGAAGAAATGGTTAAGTTTGACCAGACGGGGCAGATGATATATAGAGCCAAGAGAATTGGTGAAGCAGCAAGAAGTAAGAAAGAAAGAATTTGTCTCGATGCAGTTCTTGGCCTTGTAACTTCCGGCAACAACGGTTCTTGGAGACCAGCAGGAACGGCAACCACGCTTTACAGCGCAACTTCAACAGATCCTTACTCAAGTGCTACCCTTGATAACTTGGGTGGCATAACTCTTTCTGATGAAACTGACCTTGATGAAGCTAACGCTTTATTCGGCGCGTTCACCGATGAGAATGGTTTGCCCATGATAATTACTCCAAAGATTCTACTTACGGGAATGGCTTTGAGAGGAACAGCAAATAAGATTTGTTATTCTGGACAGTCAGTAGTAGCAACCGCACCCGCTGGAAGTAATAACTTGTATACCGGAACTACTACTCTTGCAAGTTCGTTTATAGATTCACTTGTTTCTGCGACATCTTGGTTCTACGGAGATTTTAAGAAACAGTTTATTTATACTGACGTTATGCCTCTTCAGGTTCTCCAAGCGAAAGCTGGAAATGAAAAAGAATTTGAAAATGATATCGTTCTGAGATTTAAAGCACGTTTTATGGGCGGATGTGGCGCAGTCTCAAATAGATATGTTGTGAAAGGAAACGTATAAAATGGCAACACCGACAGAACTTATTGCTAAAATTGATATTCGCATTGCAGCTATTTTAGATGATTCTAACATGGTTGGGGATTACAAAATTGGTGATAAGTCTGTCAATCGTGCCTCTTATTTAAAAACGTTAAATGAAATGCGTATGAGCCTTATGGCTCAAGCGCAAAATGAACCTTATGAAAGTATAGATCCTATTGCTTACGATGTGGATGAGTTCGGTATAGATGAATCTGAATATGTAGGTGATAGCACATGAGTTGGGCAGATGACACTGATAAAATTTTAGCTGATGGTTTGCAAGATAGTTCAGTTACTGTTAAAAAACAAACCGCGACGTATTCGGAATTTTCTGTTATACCCGCGGAGAATTTAACTGTAATTGAAACATCGACTGTAAATATTTTTCCAAAAAGCGGAGCATTCAAAAAGGAAATTGCGGGACGTGTTATTGAAAGTACACATCTTATAATGTTTCCGGCGACTTCTTCTGTATTAGTTGGAGATTGGGTTTACGAAGGTACAGAAACAAATTATCATGAAGTTTTAGATGTGCGAGATTATGAAGGGCATAAACAAGTTTATACGCACAAAGTGGAGGGTAGATAAATGTTACCAGGAAAATTAACAATTAAGCATATTGAGGCTGCCGAAGCGAGGGGCCAGGGTTTTATTCGATACAAGAAAAAAGATTGGACGCTGGAGGAATTGTATGAGCTTGCAGGGATCAAAAGAATTAATAGCAAACCTAAACTTAATACAAAACTGGACAGCGGTGGAATTAAAAAGAGCAATGGGAAAATCGTTGAACCTGATAGCGACAGCGGCGAAAGAAGATCACCTGAGAGGGGATAGTTTAAGCCCTGCCGGTGTTAAAGATCATCAAGAGGAAAGATATCTTACTTGGAGTGGGGAACTTACTGGTAGTATACATTCTGAAGGAGCGAAAGCAACGTTGTCAAGCATATCTGGAATTGTAAGTGCTTCAGAACCGTATGCTGAAAAAGTAGAATTTGGTGGTCCTAACAGGCGGGCATTCCCGTTTCTTGGGCCGGCACTTGATGATAATAATGAGAAAATTTTGGAAATGTTTGCAGTAGCTGTGAAAAAGGTTGTAGGAAAATGAAAGCATTAAAATTAGCGATAACGAAACAGATGACAAACGATACTGAATATCTTGCTTTAATGGGAGTGCCAACAGTATTCCCCTACAGAACTTTTTTCCAGAAACCTCCTGAAGTCCCAACATTCCCGGAAGTTGTTTTTAATTTTGCAAGCACTAATTACGATACATCAAATGGAATGAAAAGTATTTCTGCGAATATAACTTTGAACATAAATGTATGGTCGGCGGATGATACTTATGAATCTATTGCTGATAGAATAAAAGTATTATTTCATCAAAAGGCAATTGGAACTACCGGCGCTCATGCAGTTTTGCTACGTGAACCGCAGGATATGAAAGATGAAGAATTTAATGTTTACGGCAAGGTTGTTTCTTTTGCTGTATTCTATAGGAGATCGAATTTATGAGTAGAGCAATGGCGGCAACGCTTCCTATCGGACCAGTACAAATATATTGGAACGATTTACGTTTAGGTAGCCCGAAATCGGCGGCTACAATAAGACACAATAAAGATTCAGTACCTCAGAAAGATGAGCAGACCGGCCAGGTGGTAATGAACCACAAGACCGGAGAAACCTGTGAAGTCGATGTTGTAATTCAGGATTTTCAACTTGACCAGATGCGTTATGTTTATGATCAGGCAACAGGGTATGCAACTCCTGGAACAATAAACACAGCAAATTATGATGCGTCAACTTCAACAACGTTTAGATATCGCGAAGACGTAGAACTCTCAGGCGTGGCAACAACTACACTTGCAGGGGCTGGATTTGAGTCCGGAACAATAAATGTATTTAAAAGTGATTTTTCAAATGCTCCTGATGGTTATACTTCTGGAACAGATTTCACTTCAACTTCTTCAACTGGAAATGTTGCGAGAATAGCAGGTGGAGATATTACTGATGGTGATACTGTTATCGTAGAATATAATCAGAGTGCAACAAGTGTTGCTCTTTATGCAGGCGGAGAACGTGCAGATTTTGAAGCAGAATTAAAACTTGTTCATATTCTTGATGATGGAAAACTTCTTCAGGTTACTGGATACAGAGCAAAGAAAATTGGTGCTTCAGACATCGCAATAAATATGGCTGCAGAGTTCGGTGGAATTGCAATGACATTTATGTTACTTGCAGATCTAACAAAGGCTCCTGGAAAACAGCTTATTAATTGGGCGAAGGAGGCTTAATCCATGAAGTACAGAGCGGGCGAGAGAATGAGTCAAACCCAAGACGTGCGTAACAACGGCGTTTTAAAATCATGGTTAAAGCAATGGACGTGGGCGGCTTTTAATAACCACGCTAAAATCTTTGACGAGATTGTTGGTGAAGAAAAGCCGTGGCAACTGGAAAAATTTGAAGGAAGTCATAAAGGTGAACCGGCTATAATTATTGGTGCAGGAACAAGCGTTGATAAATTATGGCCGATTATTTCAGATTGGAAGGGCGCTATATTCGCACCTGAATCCCTTGCACAAAC